GGCTTGTTGTTACCGTTGTTGGCGGGCTTGTTGTTGCCATTGTTGGGCTTGGCATTGTTGTTGGGCTTGTTGTTGCCGTTGTTGGGCTTGGCATTGTTGTTGGGCTTGTTGTTGCCGTTGTTGGGCTTGGCATTGTTGTTGGGCTTGTTGTTGCCGTTGTTGGGCTTGGCATTGTTGTTGGGCTTGGCGTTGTTGCCGCCGTTCGCAGCACGCGCCTTGTTAATGGCATCGGTCGCTAATTTGAGGGCAATCTCACGGAGCTTCTTGGCACCGTTGTTGAGAGCGTTGTTCGCGGGCTGGTTATTATTAGCCATGATCGTAATATACTAATTAGTAAGATTATTTTTCCTCATCCCTTTTTTTTTCAATACATTTTTCAATTCAGCCATAAGTGCTGCGCGCTTAGCATTTACTGGAGGTTTCCTGGATGGAGGTGGAGGTGGAGGTGGAGGTGGAGGTGGGGGTACACCCCCGGTTCGCATGGTCATTTGAGGGCTGGGACCCACGATGGTTCTACACACCCGAATAACATGCTGAGCATTCTTGACACTATTTTCAAAATTCAATCTAATTTTCGCGCGGAGTTCCTTAGCAGTGAGTTTAACCCGCTTACCACGGACATCCTTGGTAATTCGTAGACCTGCCTTCTTAGCCTTTTCCTTCAGGTCCTTGTACTGCATATTACTATAGGTCAACATAAAATCTCCTTCCCCTGAATATCTCAGTATAAAGATAGTAAACCTTGAGTTATCAAGATGGGTGATGTTAATGAACTAAAAATTATGATTAATCGTGTACTTCTCCCGAGAATACGCCAACTTGAGAGTGAGGTTTCATCTTTGAGAAAACATACGTGGCCATATGTACAAGCTCGTAAGGAACATAACGAACTCGATGACATGGAGGCCAAGATACAATTTTTCAAAAATCTAGATGATGAGACAATTGAGGAACTTTTACGTATCAAATCCAAGTTGCGTATAGGTTCAAATCTTCAGCATAGAGAATATGATATGATTACATTTAGGAATTTAGAAAACAATTTCTGTTAATACTATATACGATGAGCACAGTGGCGTTATCCAGTGCTTCATCTACATCTGTTGGTGTAGTAATTTCAATAATAGTGATGACGTATTTAGCTGAAATGGATGGTTCGTTACCAAAAATAGCCCTAGCATGCTGTGCCTGTTCAACCTGCTCGGGTGCCATTAGAACGATACAGTATCTCTTACATGGTGTAGCTGGTATCAAGACATATTACCAGATACAGGAATAAAATCTCAGACTACATTAAATCACTCACGATGGGTGCTGCTGTATCTTCTCTTTGGTTTTTTATCAGTCCAATTCCTGATGTATCAAACAAGGGTAAGTTCAAACAGGTTTCGTCATTCATGATGTTTATCAGCTGTATGTTCACAATGATCTTGATTTACTGGGGTAAGCAATTCTATGATATACACCCAGGATTTCCAGTTCCATTTCCACCATGGTTTTTCCCTGGTATGTTGATACTTTGTTGTTGTTGTTGTTGTTCGACCCTAAAACTATTGGGTCAGGCCAGAAAGATAGGTAACAAAAAGTAAATTAGAAGAAGTTATCGGTGCGATACATCTTAACCCCAAATGAACCAGTCTTACCAGTTATTGAGACTGTTTCATTTCCATATAGTTCCTGACACCCTATATCCTCCATACAGTCTCTAGCATTATGGCTTACTGGAACTGGGTAGATTTGTTGTCCAGGTGTAGTTGTGTAGTAATGATACCTATCACGACGACCACGAACCTCTTTACCGTATAATGGCATAGTGGTCTCACCTGGACCGGTCAATATCCCCATCTGTTGCATTTGACCGGGTTTGTATTTTTTTATGGGTGGCCCCCTAAACTCTGGTTCACGACGCACACTTACCGGGCGAGGTGTTAATGGGAGTTGAGGTTGTGTTGGAACTTTCACAACCCTGGGATTATACCACATGTAAACGAGAGCAAGTACTAATACAATGAGGATACCCGAAAGCATCTGAGTTTTCGTCTTGTTCTTCATTTATTATACTTAAGGAAAATCTTTCCGATAAAGGTATGAAGATACTAGCAATAGACATTGGGTATCACAATATGGGTCTAGTTTTAGCTGAATCTTTAACTGGACCAAAGATTGTAGTTGAGTATATGAAAAAGGTAAGTTTGGAAGACTATAAGTATCTAAAGACCAATGACTTTGTCGACTTAGTTCCTTTATTTGTAGAGGATCATCAACATCTATTCGATGCGGCTGAGAAGATACTCATAGAGAGACAACCCCCGGGTGGATTTACGAATATTGAAATTCTTTTACATTACATGTTCAAAGATAAGGTTAAACTTGTTTCACCTGTGAGCATGCATACACATTTTGGCATAAGGCATTTAGACTACGAAGAACGTAAAGAACGGACTGTATCGATAGCCCAAAAATTTTTAAATGAGGACATTCCGTATGAAAGGAAGCATGATATAGCTGATGCCATGTGTATGATCATGTATGATAACTTCCATTGTACAACCCATATATTTGATCGTTTTAGATATCGTCCACCTTCTTTAACAACTTGAGTTCATTATTCATAATAATGATTGAATTCTTGATGGCCTCCATTGCGGCGAACATTTCATTCGTGTTTCCACGGTCAATGAAATCCTGAATATTTTTTAGGTTATGATCAATTGACTCTTTACTGAGGCGAGCATTGTCTTCGATTTTCTTCTTCGTTTCCTCAAGACGAGTTATTTTATAGTAAATTGAATCACGGTCACTCATAAACGAATGTGTTAAACTTTTGATGTCCTTTTTGATATCATCTTGATGTTTATAAAGTTCGACACGAGGAGTTTTGGATCGCCCCTGTTCAATATCCTTTTGGATCTCATGTATCTTAACAAAAAGCAAGTCCTTTTCTTCGTTAAATGTGGTGAACTTTTCCTCTACTATCTTCTCGAGACGACCAATTTCTTCTTCAATTTTGGTATCCATTATATGAGGTGGACAATTTATTTTGAAAATAATCTGTGCACATAATAAATGCCGAGTGCTAAGCAACTTCAGGATGCGCGTAAAAAGTTAAAGGTGACCCCTAAGCCCAAGGGTAATTCACCTAGGATACCTTCTGCGGCTCTTCTCCGTATTATTAAAGCGGATCCCAAAATCAAGCGTAATAAACAGTTTGTGAAACGTGTTCGTGAGCTAATTAAGAATGGTAAGTAATTACACCTTTCCAAATGTAATTTTCTTACCATCCCAAACCTTGAATACATCTCTGATCATACTATCGAAGTGACCTAGACGATATTGAACTATACCCCAAAGAACAAAGAACACAGTCTTTGTGAGATGATTTATCTCATTCTCTTCCATTTTATAGATAGGACCCACAACCCTACCCATAAAAGTCTCTTCCTTTGGTTGTCCCGTAATAGCCATTTCCGCTTGGGTCAATGCGCATGTATCATCATTTACACTCCAATGATAAAAAATGAATGGAATTAAAATAGAGTAAAATTCTAAACTTCTTCTGTCATTGGTAAAGGGTACAACTAGGATAGCTATAAGAAAAATTAGATGAATCATAAATATAATATTCATCTTTAATATAAGATGAGTGAAGAAATTAATATGGAGGAAACGTGGAACGAATATCATGAGAATATACTTCGCCAATGGGGTGAGTCGAGTGCGTGTTACAGGTATATGCATCATCGAGGATTTCTTATGTACAAGAAACTCTCTCTTCGTTTCAATTTACCGGTGATTGTTTTGTCAACAATAACGGGTACGGCTAACTTTGCCCAGTCCACGCTACCACCAACTATTCAACCCGCAGCACCATCTATAATTGGTGGTTTGAACCTTATAGCTGGACTCATAGCCACTATCATGCAGTTCCTGAAAATACAAGAGTTGATGGAGAACCATCGAACTGCTGCGTTAGGTCACGGTTCCCTCTCACGTAACATTAGGTTACAATTGGCTTTACCCCGCGATGAACGTAAGAAAGAGGGTCTTAAATTCGTCGAAGAGTGTAAAACTACGTATGATAGTTTACTTGAACAATCACCACCTATACCCAAGCATATCCTGATCAATTTTGAGAAGGAATATCCTATTGACGGTATATTTACCAAACCCGAAATTTTAGATGTGCGACCAATTCCATTCTTAAAGCCTCCTAAAACCACTACACCTATACGGGCTATGACCCAAGATACTCCGTTTGAGAAGATCGGTAGAATGCTTTCACCTACTGAGGAGGAAGAGGAAGAAGAGGAGGAGGAAGAAGTTGAGATTGAAGAGGAAGAAGAGATAGACGTCGAACAAGGTACACCAAAAGAATAAACATGACGATATTGGTAAGAACCGTGGATACAATGAATGGTAAAATCTTCCTTCTTAAAGGTTTTACGATCCTTTCATGTAGTGCGTCATTTTTGAGTACCAAATCTATGGCCTGATTAGTAAGATCATCGATGGATTCCTTCATTAAAATAGTCGAGCAAAAAAAAAGACCAGTTGTAGCTACAATCCACGAAAAACGGATAGAATTGATTCGTAGATATATTCGTGAAGGTAAGAATGTGTTTATATGTGGTCCAATTGGTGTGGGTAAATCGTTTATATTAGAAAGAGTTCTAGAAGATACAAATCATATAGAGTTGCTACCCCACCATTTAAAACGTGATTCACATTTTTTACCATTTATTAAACCATCAACAAAACATGTATTTATAGATAATTACGATAGTGTTTTCAAACCCATCATAGAACAAGTTTCAGATGGTAACAAACTTACACGAGGATCTTTGATTGTGACGACGACTACTATGTGTATGTATCCAAATTTTGAAACTGTTATAATTCCTAAACACAAACCTGATGTTTTACTGTCCCTGACTGATAATCAGGGAAGGGAAGCCTATGAAGCAGCAGTTAGATCTCAAGGAAATATTCGAAACTTCTTCACATACCTGGAAGGTTATGATGAAATGGATGAGTTTAAAACCCCTAAAGAGTTTATAGCTGATATTTTGTGTGATCCGGGACCTTTAGAAATTTTAGATAGTATAGCGGAGCATGGTCACATGTGGGACATCTTTCAAGAAAACTACATCGACTCAAAAGGTGTGGATGTATTGGGGTGTACAAATTCATTCTCTCACGCCGATGTATTTGATACGTATATATACCAGTCAGGTAACTGGAACTTGATGCCCTACTTTGTGTTACACGCATTAACTGTACCCAAGTCAGCTCTAGGAGAACCTTTGAACAGAGATAAGATACGACCCGGCTCATGTTGGACTAAGTTAGGAAATTACAAAATGAGGAAACAAAAATTCTCAGAAATTCGTAAAAAATCAAGAATAGGATTGGGGGTTGAAGAATTGTGCCTATTAAAGAAGTA